ATGCGTATGAGCTGGACTACTACGCCAAGCTCGCCAAGTTGAGCGTCAGCAACACAACCAACTGGCTGTTGACTCAGGCACCAGACATCTACCTGTACGGCTCACTGCTGCAAGCTGCACCTTACTTGCAGAACGACGAGCGCATACCTGTATGGGTGGCGCTGTACACCAAGGGCATTGATGACCTACGCCTCGCTGACAACAGGTCCAATCAGGCAGGAACTATGCTTGCTCGCGCAAGAACACTAGGATAAATCATGGCAGATACCACCACCACAAACCTCTTACTGACCAAGCCAGAAGTTGGTGCCAGCACAGACACATGGGGTACTAAGGTCAACTCTGACCTTGACTTGGTGGACGCACTGTTCGCAGCGGCTGGCACAGGCACATCAGTTGGCCTGAATGTTGGAGCTGGCAAGACGCTGGCGGTTGCCGGGACGCTGACAGCCACAGGAACTACCAACCTGACATCACCAGCAGTCACCACCAGCCTCACAACGCCATCCACCACCTTTGCCTTGGTCAATGCTACGGCAACCACAGTCAACCTAGCTGGCGCAGCTACTGCCGTGAACATTGGTGCTGCCACTGGCACTGCTACTGTTAACAACACCACACTGGCGGCGAAGGCCATCACAGCCAGCACTACGTTGGCGGTGACAGGCATCTCCACCCTGACAGGTGCAGTTGGCGCACCAGGCGGTGTGACAGGCCCAATCACTTCAAGTTCTGCAACCATCACTGGCGGCAGCATCACAGGCATTACCGACTTGGCGGTGGCTGACGGTGGCACAGGCGCGTCAACAGCAGCCGCAGCACTGAACAACCTGCTGCCGTCACAGACATCTGCCGCCAGCAAGTACCTGCAATCTGATGGCACCAACGCATCCTGGGATGCGGTCAGCCTGTCCACTGCCGACATCACAGGCACCTTGGGCGTAGCCAACGGCGGCACAGGCCAGACCAGCTTTACCAACGGGCAGCTGCTCATTGGCAATACCACTGGCAACACGCTGACACCAGCAACACTAACCGCTGGCTCTGGCGTCACCATTACCAACGGCAACGGTGCCATCACTGTTGCATTCACTGGCCCCGGCTCTGGCTCAGTCACCAGCGTAGATGTCTCTGGTGGCACGACAGGCTTGACCACAAGCGGTGGGCCAATCACCTCCACGGGCGTAATTACTCTGGCAGGGACATTGGCGGTGGCTAACGGCGGTACGGGTGCTGCTACTCTGGCAGCCGCTGGCATTGCGACATTGACAGGCACAGAGACGCTAACCAACAAGACCCTGACAACGCCAATAATCTCAAGCATCAGCAACACTGGTACATTGACGCTACCAACAAGCACAGACACATTAGTAGGTCGAGCAACAACCGACACACTGACCAACAAGACCGTTGAGGCTGGCACGTTTACCAACGGCTACACAGAAGAGGTGTTCACTGGCAACAGTTCAACAGCCATCACGCTGGACTTAGCAAACGGCACAGTGCAGATCATCACGCTGACAGGTAATTGTGTATATACATTTCCCACGCCAGTAGCTGGTAAAAGTTTTATCTTAATACAATTGCAAGACGCAACAGGCTCTCGCACAGTCACATGGCCTTCCACGGTTGATTGGCCTAGCGCAACTGCACCAACGCTGACGGCTACGGCATTACAGGCTGACAAGTTTGTGTTTACAGCCATTAGTGGCACAAGCTGGCTGGGGTCAGTGGCTGGTCAGAACTACACCGTCTAAGGGCCGTTATGTTCTCAAGCAACAGTTCACAGGTTAGCGTATCAACTACGCCTAAAGTATTGGCGGTAGCGCACACCACTACCCCATTCATTACTGTTTATAGTTGGGGTACAACGGGCTTTAGGGGGACTTATAGTAGCCCTGCTACTTTACCTACTGGTAATGCAACAAGCGTATCATTTAGCCCTAGTGGTTCAAGCATTGCAGTCGCGCATGCCACATCCCCCCGTATTACCGCTTATCCTTGGTCAGGCAGTGGTTTTGGTACTAAGTATGCTAACCCATCTACATTACCAACTGATGATGGAAATGGCGTAGCTTTTAGCCCCGATGGGGCGAGTATAGCTGTAGCTCATGCTACAACACCATTTGTTTCAACATACCCTTGGTCAGGCTCTGGCTTTGGTACTAAGTTTTCTAACCCAGCCACGTTGCCTACGGGTCAGGGAAATGGTGTGGCGTTTAGCCCTAATGGTTCCGCCATAGCCGTAGCGCATGCGGGGACGCCTAACATATCGGCATACCCTTGGTCTGGTAGCGGATTTGGGACTAAATATGCCAATCCAGCCACATTGCCTGCGAGTGGTGGATTTAAGGTAGCTTTTAGCCCTGATGGTGCTAATATAGCTGTAGGTCACAGTATTACACCATTTGTTACTGCTTACCCTTGGTCTGGTTCTGGGTTTGGAACTAAGTATGCTAACCCAGCCACTTTGCCAACGGGTAATGGAAACGGAGTAGCTTTTAGCCCTAATGGTTCCGCCATAGCCGTAGCTCACTCTATTACTCCATTTGTATCAGCGTACCCTTGGTCTGGTTCTGGGTTTGGCACTAAATATACTAATCCTGCTACACTGCCCACTGGCACTGGAAATGGCGTAGCATTTAGTCCTGATGCTTTAAATATAGCAGTGGTTCACAATACAACCCCGTTTATTTCAGCCTACCCTTGGTCAGGTTCTGGATTTGGAACTAAATACGCTAATCCAACATCATTATTACCGGGTGCAGGACAGGGCGTAGCATGGGGCACAGTTGGCGATGTACAGTACCCGCAGTATGTGGCTGTGGCTCACAATACAACACCCTTTGTATCAGCATACCCTTGGAGTGACGCACTCGGCTTTGGTACTAAATACTCAAACCCTGCTTCATTGCCAACGGGCACTGGAAACGGTGTAGCTTTTAACTCTGATAGCTCTGCAATATCTGTAGCTCATGCAACTTCAACCTTTTTATCGACCTATCCTTGGTCTGGTAGTGGATTTGGCAGTAGATATAGTGGCCCTGCTTCACCAGCAACGGGCACTGGAAGAAGCGTAGCATTTAGTCCTAATAACTCCGAAATAGCATTGGGGCATGATACAAGCCCATTTATCACTGTTTATCCTTGGTCGGGTAGTACTTATGGAACTAAGTTTTCTAATCCTGCAACACTTCCTACGGCTGCTGGCCGAGGCGTAGCTTTTAGCCCTAATGGTTCTGCACTAGCTGTATCGCACAACTCTGGATCACCATATATATCAGTCTATCCTTGGTCGGGGGGCGGGTTTGGTACTAAGTATTCTGACCCAGCTACGTTGCCTACGGGTGGAATTAAGGTAACTTTTAGCCCTAATGGATTAAATATAGCATTAGCTCAATCAATAACGCCTTTCGTTTCTGTCTATCCTTGGAGTGGTTCGGGATTTGGTACTAGATACTCTGATCCAGCTACGCTACCGCCGAGTGATGGAAACAGTGTAGCTTTTAGTCCTGATGGGTCTTATATTGCAGTGGGGCACGATGTGACTCCATTTATTTCAGCTTATCCTTGGTCTGGCAGTAGTTTTGGTACAAAATATGCTGATCCCGCTACACCGCCAACGGGTGTTGGATGGGGTGTAGTTTTTAGTTCTAACAGTTCTGCAATAGTTGTAGCTCATGCTGTTTCACCATTCGTTACTGCTTACCCTTGGTCGGGTAGTGGCTTTGGTACTAAATATACTAACCCCGCAACATTACCTGCTGGCATTGGAAACGGCATAGCATTTGGACAAATTACTTCTTAACATAAAGGAAAATCATGGAAGATAAAACTGCACCCACAACCCCAAAGACCCGTGAAGAAATCTTGGCGATGTCTCTTGAAGCCCGTGAAGCAGAGGTCATGCACTACCAGATCAACATCGACAACTACACGCTGGCTTTTGAAGAAATCAGCAAGCTGCCGCCCGATGAGCGGCTTGAACTGGCGGCATTTACTGAGCAATTGCACACTCTGTATGCCTCTGAGAAACTTGAACAGAAAAAAGCCAAAATTATGTTGGCCGTTATCAAACAGCAAGTGGGGTAATCCATGCACGCACTCATTGAAAACGGGGCTGTTAAACAGTACCCTTATGGCCTTGGGCAACTAAAGGCTGCCAATCCAATGACTAGCTTTCCTGCTCAAGCCACCGATGAGATGCTGTCTTCATTTGGTGTTGAGCGTGTGTTCTTTGCAACACCACCAGAATTGACGAACACCCAAGTGCTGGTAGAAGGCACTCCAGTAATTGCTGACAACCGATGGACTCAAGTCTGGACTGTTCGTGACATGACTATCGATGAAGTGACAAGCCGCAATGAAGGCCAAGCCGCATCTGTTCGTACCGAGCGAAACGACAAGCTGGTTGCATCCGATTGGACTCAGCTTGCTGATAGTCCCGCTGACAAGACTGCATGGGCCGTTTACCGCCAAGCACTGCGTGATGTAACCGCACAGGCTGGATTCCCGTTGACAATCACTTGGCCTGACGCGCCATGAGTGAAATAGACATCCGATTGACGAGCCACGAGGCCGTTTGTGCAGAACGGTATGCACAGATCAACGCTCGGCTCAAGCGGCTTGAGGGTGTGATTATGAAGACCACTGGCGTCTTGATCGTCTCCATGTCCGCTATCGTCTACGCATCTCTGACGCTGGGCAGATGAAGTGGACTTCTTCGACGTCCTCGCAAAAGCATGGCCCATCCTGCTGGCGCTGATCACCTTGATCATTGTCTTGGCAAAGTTGGATTTGCGGGTAGCTGTTCTGGAAGAGAAGATCAAAACGCTGTTTGAGATGTGGAACAGGCGGGACAAATGATTGATCCCCTCACCGCATTTGCTGTAGCTCAAGGAGCCATAAAAGGAGTGCAGGCCGCCATCAAGATGGGTAAGGACATCAATGGCATCAGCGGTGACCTGATGAAGTTCTTCGAGGCGAAGGACGTTATCGCCAAGGAGTCAGTGAAGAAGCCAAAGGGCTTTGGCAAGAGTGATACGGCAGTTGCGTTTGAGACGGTGATGCAACTCAAGCAGCTCCAAGACGCAGAGAACGAGCTGAAGCAGATGCTGATATGGTCAGGCAACGATGACGTGTGGAACGCCCTGATGTTGGAGCGCAACCGCATGGTGGCTGAACGAAAGAAGGCAGAGGCAGAGAAGGCTCAAGCCAAGGCACTGAGGGCTAAAGAGATAAACGACATCCTGACCTTTGGCCTGTGGGCTGCATTGGTGGCTGTAGTGATTGGTTTAACCGCCTGGTTCACCTGGCAACTTGTGGGGGACACATGACGGACGATAAAGGCGCATTGATTGAAAAGGCCACATTTGCAATACTGCCACTGCTGTTTAGCTGCGTTGTGTATCTGATGTCGGCTCTGTCAAATCTCAGCCATGAGGTGACTATCCTCAACAGCAAGATCAGTCTGGTGGTGACTAGCGACAACAAGCAAGCCAGCAACTCAGGCGCTGAGTTGGCAAGGGAAAAACTGAGACAGGACTTGGAAAAAGAAATCCAAAAGAACCGAGATGACATCATGCACAACAGACAAGAGATTGCCGTGATCAATACCAAGCTGGAGAAGAAGTAATGGACTGGCTCAAACAAATTGCACCGACTATCGCCACTGCTCTTGGCGGTCCCCTGGCAGGCATGGCGGTATCTGCCATCTCCAAGGCCATTGGGGTTGACCCCGAGAAGGTGGGAGACATGATCAGCAGCAACAAGCTGACGGCAGATCAGATTGCAATGGTGAAGATTGCTGAGATTGAGTTGCAGAAGCAAGCGCAGGAGCTTGGCCTCAACTTTGAGAAGCTGGAGGTGGAGGATAGGAAATCCGCAAGGGATATGCAGTCAGCCACTAGGTCCATGATGCCGCCAATACTGGCTGGTGCCGTGACACTTGGATTCTTTTCCATCATGGTGATGATGTTCTTCAATCAGATTGACTCCAACAACCCCGCCATCCTGATGATGCTGGGCAGTCTAGGCACAGCTTGGACTGGCATCATTGCTTACTATTTCGGCAGTTCTGCTGGAAGCCAAGCCAAGACAGATTTACTTTCAAAGAGGTGATTATGAAACCAGGACTCTACGCAAACATCAACGCCAAGCAAGAACGAATCAAGGCTGGCCCCAAGGAAAAGATGAACAAGGTCGGCAGCAAGGCAGCGCCTAGCGCCAAGGACTTTAAGCAAGCAGCCAAGACAGCCAAAAAGAAATGAAGACTCCAGCTTGGCAGCGCAAGGAAGGACAAAACCCAAAGGGTGGCCTCAACGCTGCTGGACGGGCGAGTCTGAAGGCGGCTGGGCAAAACATCAAGCCACCAGTGAAGTCTGGTGACAACCCAAGACGAGCCAGTTTTCTGGCTCGAATGGGCGGCAACGATGGACCAGAGTACAAGGACGGTAAACCCACCCGGCTGCTGCTGAGTCTCAATGCTTGGGGAGCCAGCTCCAAGGCTGACGCCAAGGCCAAGGCCAAAGCCATCTCAGCGAGGAACAAATGACACCACACTTCACACTTGCTGAGTTGACCTGCACTGACCACCGTAGCCTGGACAACACGCCTAACGCACAGGAGCTGGCAAACCTTCAGCGGCTGGCTGAGTTCTTGGAGACAATGAAGACAGCACTTGGCGGCAAGCCTGTGATGATTAACTCAGCCTTCCGCAGCAAGGCAGTCAATGATGCCGTAGGCAGCAAGGACACCTCGCAGCATAGGCAAGGCTTGGCCTGTGACTTTAGGGTGCCTGGGATGACGCCAGACGCTGTGGTGAGGGCGTTGATTTCGGCTAAACTTCCCTTTGACCAAATCATCCGTGAATATGATTCTTGGACTCACATCAGCATTGCTGAAAAGCCAAGGGGTCAGGCTCTAATTATCGACAAGCAAGGTACTAGACAGTTTGTCTGAAAGATCAATATGCTGATGCCACTCAAGATACCAGCAGGCGTTTACCGTAACGGCACTGAATACCAATCAATGGGTCGGTGGTTCGGCGCTAACTTGGTTCGGTGGTTTGAGAACACTCTCAGGCCAGTTGGTGGCTGGCGCAAGAGGGCTAATGGACAGATGTCAGGCACCTGCCGTGGCATTATCAATTGGCGGGACAACAGCTCAACCCGGTGGATTGTGGCTGGCACCAACACCAAGCTGTATGTGATGAACCAG